TTAGCCAGTTAATTTGGGTTTTTTTGATTAGATATGGGTTGGTTAATAGTTAGGTGAAATTTTTAAATGCCCGTTCATTCCGGTATGGACGGGCTTATGACTTTTCAGATACATGGATAAGCGAAATAATCAAATATAAGCAGGATGAGGCGGACTAATACGAATTTACACGCTAAAAAAAAACAATTAATAGCTGCACTCAAAAATACACTGGGTATTGTTACAACTGCATGTGAGCAGGCTGGAATATCCCGAAAACAATATTATATCTGGATAAAGGACGATGAGAAATTCAAGGCAGAAGTAGAGGCAATAGAAGATATCCCGATTGATTTTGCAGAAAGCAAATTACATAAGCAGATTGAAAAAGGCGATACAACAGCGATTATCTTTTATTTGAAAACCAAGGGAAAGAAAAGAGGTTATGTTGAAAAGCAGGAGATAGGACATTCGTTAACATTACAGATTGAGGAACTTGATGGCAAGCTTTAAAAAGACAGAAAAACAACAGGAAGCAATTAAATTACTTGCGGGACCTGCACGACGGATAATGTTGTATGGGGGAAGCAGGAGTGGGAAAACAGCTATCTTCATTTATTCACTTTTTATCCGTTCGATTAAAAAAAAAGCAGGCACGCTATTTTCAGGTTTAGGTTTAATCACGCAAAGACTTCATTATGGTATGATACCATGCCAAAGATAGCGCAGATGTTGGGTATAGAAAAATATATAATTGAAAACAAATCAGACTGGTTCTACGAATTTCCGAACGGTAGCCAGATATGGCTTGGTGGCCTTGATGACAAAGAACGTACCGAAAAGGTCCTGGGTAATGAATATTCAACGATTTACTATAACGAGGTTTCACAGATAACATACGATTCTGTTATTACCGGGTATACAAGATTAGCAGAAAATTCCGGGCTGGTCAACAAGGCGTATTTTGACTGTAATCCTCCCTCACCAGTACATTGGACACATAGATTGTTTATCGAGAAAAAGGATCCAAAAACAAACATGACAATAGATGAAAACCTATACGCATCAATGCTCATGAATCCCGTTCATAATGAAGAGAACTTACCGAGCGGGTACATTGATCAAACACTGGAATCATTACCTGAAAGACAGAGGAGAAGGTTTTTACTGGGTGAGTTTGTCGCAGATATCGAAGGGGCATTGTGGAGTTATGGCCTGATAGAGAAATGCCGGACGGATACTTATCCAATCCTTAATAAAATAGTCATTGCTATTGACCCGGCAGTAAGCACTAACAAAGAATCTGACGAGACAGGCATAATCGTTGTTGGATTGGGTGATGATAACCGGTGTTATGTTCTTGAGGACTTAAGCGGGATTTATTCACCGGCAACCTGGGCAAAGAAAGCTATCTATGCCTACCATAAGTGGGAAGCCAATACAATGATTGGTGAAGTTAACCAGGGAGGTGATCTTGTGAAGTCCAATATCAAGGCAATTGATGATACTGTATATTTCAAAGAAGTACGAGCTTTCAAAGGTAAGCAGTTAAGAGCTGAACCTGTTGTTGGTTTATATGAGCAGAACGAGGTTAAACATGTAGGCAGATTCCCGGAACTTGAAGAGGAGCAGACAACATGGCTGCCAGCAGAAAAAAACTTTTCACCCAACAGGATAGATGCTATGGTCTATGGAGTTACAGAGCTGAAATTACAGCCTAAAAATGATACAAACATCTGGGTATGAGCATATTAAATATATTTAAACGTAAAAACCAACAAGTAAACGTTAATAATGATCTGTATAAATCGTTGTACGGGTTCTTGGCGCCTGGCTTTAAGTTGAGCCGTGATGAATTAGGGAGTAATTATATTAAGTACGGTTATGAATCAAACCCGGATGTTTTTTCTATATCTAATCATATTGCCGGATTGTTTTCACGGATATCAATCATCCCATATCAGAATGATAAGGAGATAGAAGACCCGATGGAAGAATATTTTGCCGACAATGCTGCTGATATTACTTATCACGAATTCAAATACAATTGGGAAATGTTCTCGCTTATAACTGGTAATTCAATAATTTATACGCCAGTGATTAAGGGGGGTAATAATGCCGGTCGTCGCTTATCCTTTGATATCATGCCGACGCAAAATGTAGAGATCATTTCCGGGGGATGGAGGCAGCCGGTAGGTCGATATGTGTTGGACATTGATGACAGGTATGAATATGATCCCACAGATGTATGGCATTCTCGTTTGTTCCCGAATCTCACGTATGAGAATGGTGCTAACTTCATGGGGATATCTCCCCTTAAGGTAGCAGCAATGGTTATTACATCCCAGAATGCCGGTTATGAAATCACGAGCGACGTGCTTAAGCATGGTATACAACCGGGGATATTAACAAAGATATCTGAGGAGTACGACAAAAAAACATCTCAAATGCAAGAATCCGATATGCGGAAGAAATGGCGCCGGGCAAGTAAAGGGAAGATTCCTTTATTCACGATGGGGGATTTAAGGTATATTAAGGTCGGGTATGATAATCTTAAAGATTTGCAAATCATCGAGAATAGTAAAGACGGGATGCGGGTTTTATGTAATATATGGGCTGTTCCTTTGCAAGCATTCAACGATACGTCAGCATCGACATACAATAACATGTTGGAAGCTGACAAGGCCATATACAAAAAAAGGGTAATGCCAGATGTAGAGAGATATACAGCCGGGTTGAACAAGATATGGAAACCTTTTGGCATCGAGTACGAAGCCGATTATTCAGGTGTAGAATCCTTAAGGGGAGATATGTCTAAACTGGCCACGGCTTTAGGAACATTGGTAAACAATAAACTTATAGGCAGGGATGAAGCACGGAACATCATTAACAATGCATTGAATATGAATCTTGATGAGATAGACATTGAAGGTATGACACTTGAAGATATGATTAACGAACCGCAGATAAGTTTTCCAAATATTGATAAAAATATGAAATATTGACTTATTGGGAACAAATAGAATCAATGCGTAAGGGATATAATGGGTATTACGGTCGGAAGGCAAAGACCGCCCTTAAGTCACAGGTAAAACCTGTATATGATTTTATCGAACAGTCAGGTTATGAGAATATCGAATATTCGATTGATAATCTTATTGATAACGAGAAGATGACCGCAATATATATTGATCTATATAGGAAAGTAGGATTGAGATTTCGGAAGAAAGCCACGAGAGATTTAGCAAAGAAAGGATTACAAGAAGATTTATGGATGGAAGAGATGGAACAATATGTTACTCAGGTAGCCGGTGAACGGATAACATGGGTTGCCGGGACAACAAAAAAATTAACGCTTGACACGCTCCGGGATGTGCTGGCAATAGATTTTGAAGGTGGAGCCGTGAGCATCGGGGGAGTTAAAAGGAAGTTAATCAAAGAACTTAAATTCCGACTTGGTAAGGTCGAAGATTGGAGGGCTCTACGAATAGCTCACACTGAAGTGATGACAGCGAGCAACAAGGCGACTCACTTAGCTGAAGATGAGATAAGCATCCCGGTAGTGAAAAGGTGGATAACAGCACCCTACGGGGTAGCAAGTACTGAGGAACGGCATACGCTCATGGATCTGGAAAGTCAATCGCCACATAAAGGTGAGGCTTTTAATGTCGGGGGTACTATGATGCAATACCCCGGTGATCCTGCCGGTGGCGCAGAGAATGTTATTAATTGTAGATGTACAATAGCTTATGAACCGATTTAGTTTAATATTAATAATTATCCTTTTTGGATGCGTGGTACAGAAACAACCTATTTTTGTGACTGATTATCTTGTGTTTGATACTGAGAAGCAGGTTGAACAAGCTCAACAGTTATTTTTTGAAGCTGGAATTGAACTTGGATATGATTATGCTGTTTATAACGATCATTTAGTATGGATTATTGAATTGCAAAACATATCTATACTTGACTACGAATACAAAGACGGGGACGAATGGAAAAGATTTTTTCCTGAATCTTATAAAGATAGGTTAACATGTTTTGAAATAATATTGGAATAATGCCAATACCAATACCGACATACGATGAACAGCGAAATGAATATATATCCCGATGTGTTTCTTTCCTTAGGGATGAGGGGCGCCCGGAAGATGAGGCCGTGGCTATTTGTATCGACAAATGGAACGAAAACAATAAAGAGATGAAAAATTATAAAACTAAAACATTAATATCAGAGATATCGGATGTTGATGTCAAGTCAGGAATAGTCACCGGCTATTTTTCAGCGTTCAATAATGTTGATAAAGATAAAGACATGATTGTTCCTGGAGCCTTTAAAAAAACTATCAGCGACCGGGGGCCGAAAGGTAAGAATGAGATTTATCACCTATTACAACATGATATTTATCAACCACTTGGTAAACCACGAACACTTAAAGAAGATAATTACGGTTTGTATTTTGAAACGAAGATTGTACCCACGAGCTTTGGAACAGATACCCTTAAACTTTACGCCGAGGGTGTATATGATAGACATTCAATAGGTTACATACCAATAAAAGAAGAGAAAGTATACAAAGAAGGAACGCAAGATATTGAATATTACAAGCTAACAGAGATTTATCTATACGAAGGTAGTACGGTAACCTTTGCCGCTAATGATGACGCTATTGGTACAGGGATGAAAAGCATGAACAAAGAGGAAAGGATTGATGCTATCAATGATCGTATGGATAAGTTGTTGAAAGCATTGAAAGTAGGTGATCTAACAGATGATACTTATATGAGAATGGAGATTGAACTGAGACAAATACAAGAACTATATAAATCACTCGTTGTTGATGAGCCGGGTGTATCCACTCATGATGATGAGCCGATGAATTATCTAAGGAATAATTTAAAACTTTTAAAATGACGAAAGACGAAGTAAAACAGCTCACTGATGATCTGAACAAAAGATTCGATGATCTTAATGAGCTAACAGAAAAAAAGGCAGATGCTGACAAGCTTGTCAAGATGCAGGATGATTTCCGTAAGGATTTATCCAGACTTGCAGATGAGCATAAGTCAGATAAAGAATATGCCGAGAAGATGCAGGAGCATCTTGATGAATTGGAGGGCAAGATCGCTGATGCGGTCGCTAAGAAAGATAAATCACTGAGTGTTGATGACCAGTGGGATGCTTTCTTTGAGTCCGACAGCTTTAATAATTTCAAGACTGAGAAATCCAAGATGGGACAGTTTGATTTGAAGGCAGATACAATCACTTCCTCGAATTCATTTACCGAGGCTAACTCAAAGATCATTCCTTCACAGCGTGACCCGCTGATTGGTATTGATCCGAGGCGGCCTGTGATGTTAATGAATATGTTTCGCCAGGGAGTAGTTGGGAAATCTGATTATGTTGATTGGGTTGAACGTACAGCTGAAACCACCGGTACGAAAAACACTGCCGAGGGTGCTGTATTCGGGGATTCTGATATTGAATGGACGTCTTATAAGATTCCAGTTGAAAAAATATCGGATTATATTGTGGTAGCAAGGGAAAAGCTTGAAGACACGGATTTTATTCGGTCTGAGGTTATGGACGTCCTTCAATACAACATCCCCCACAAGGTTGATACCGATCTTTTTGACGGTGATGGAATGAATAACGTCATGTATGGATTGCTTGGTGGTGGTTCTTATAATGCAGCTAAAACCTTGTCAGCATTACCTTCCGGGGTTGATGCTGTGACAGGTGCTAACATTATTGATGCGCTAAGAGTAGCAGCGTTAAAAGTTCAGCTGGGAAATACATCGAACAGTAAAGCTACCGGGTTTGTCCCGACAGCTCACATTATTAACCCGGTTGATCTGTTTAACGTACTGTCACTTAAAGAATCAACGAACGAGAGCGCTTTGAAGATGCGAGGTGTCACTATTGACACGAATGGTATGATTAGGATTTTCGGTGTTCCCGTGTTGACATCACAAAGGATTGATGCAGGATCATTCCTAACCGGTGATTTCAACCAGGGGAAATTGTACACCCGCAGGGGTATTAATATTCAGCTGTGGGATCAGAATAGTAACGATCCTATCTATGATCAGGTGACTTTCACGGCAACGTGGAGGGGCTGTTTGGTTATTAAGAATGTGAATACCTATGCTTTCGCGACCGGTACATTTGCCAATGTAAAATCATTGTTAAGCACAGGATCATGAGGTATATAATGTTAGTAATTGCGGTCATAGCCAGTGTAGCACTGGCAACCGCGCAGGACAAAATTCTCCGTAGGGGACAGACCTATGCTTTATATACCGGCACTGCTTCGGATACTATCAATGGAGTAGCAACAACTGATGCAGTATTCATGATCCCGGACAGGGATTATTATACGATCAGCTATCATCTTGATATTGATACGTTGACTGGTGGAGGTGATGAATCGGTAACTATTCAACCGCAGGGATCATACGACGGGACAACTTATACAAACATAGGTAGCTCGGTAACTTTCGCGGGATCAGCCGATACGGCTTTTAGTGTAAATGTTCACGATACTTATTCGGTGACGGAAACTTATTCGAGTTATACGGCCGGGGTGGCTGATGATGATTCTATATTCTACTCAGACACGATAACATATTCGTCGGTAACAAATACAAGGATAGTAAATCTGCCGGGTGTTGATTATCGGTACATTAAAATCCTGCTCACGGGAGGCGGAGCTTCTTCACGTTGCGAACTTCAACTGGCAGGAATAAAGATTTCTGATATTGTTATCGGGCCATAAATTTAACCGGTAGGGGCTTCGGCCCCTACTTTAAAATATTAAGTTATGAAATATATCAAAGTAATTGAAAAAAAAACAGGCAAAGAAATAAAGATCATGGCTGCCGAATGGGATGCCAAGAGATTTGCAAAAAAAGAAGATAAAGTTAAGCCAGCGACAAAAGAAGATAAGACGGTACAAAAGAGAAAAACCAAGTAAATGGATCAGTATATTAAAACCGACGTTCCCAGTGAACCGCTGCTCGAAGTATTGACCGATGGAGGAGAGCAATACATTAATCAGTATCTCAAAGAACTTACGGACAATATTACGGGCGATGATCAGGCTATTATCGAGAAGATGGCTACCGCTGCTCGCGAATGGTGTGAAAAATATACACAGATGTGTTTTGCACAGAAAACACTCGTAGCAACATACTTACCCGATGATGTTGATTATTATGAACGAGTGATTCCTTTGCCGTCTATGCCCATAAGCTCGATAACGTCAGTAAAAAGCATATCAGCAGATGGGACGGAAACGGCACTAACGGAAGACATCGGTTATTATACTTTTGGGAATAAGAAAGTTGAAATAAGCATACCAAAAGTCTTCAGTACCAGCGTAGGGACAAATGAAAAAGATGATTCTATACAAGTTGAGTATATTGCTGGTTACGGGGCTCCCGGAAACGAAAGTTTACCCGAAGTTCTCAGGCAGGCGATGGCTAAATTGGTTGTCGATTGGTGGCATTCAAAAGGTAATTGGATACCTTACCTGAGCAGTGAGGTAAGAAGAATATTAGATTTATATGGTAAATATTGAGATCACAACGGTAGAGATGCAGCGTTTTAATCGGCAGGTAGACAAGTATTCTAAAGAAACGCAGACGAAGATCAAGAAAGAGATTGAGAGAACTACTATTAATGTCGAGCGTAAAGCTAAGATGAACGTTAAGAAAAATGACTTCATGGGCTCACGTAGTGCGGTAGCAGGACAGATATCACGATCAGTAAAAGATTTTACAGGGACTGTTCGAAGCACTCACAAGGCAGCAGTCTTTATCGAGGAAGGTACAAGACCCCATGTTATCAAACCTGTACGGGCACGTTTTCTCGCTTTTAATGTTGGGACAGCAGGATCACTTAAGACTGGTAGGATAACATCAGGGAAAGAAGTCTTTACTAAGGAAGTCCATCACCCAGGAACACGACCGGAACCATATATGGAGCCAGCGGCTAAAGATGAACATGAATTTTTTGCACAAAGGATATATAAATTATTATGAAAGACCCCAGCAAAGCGATATATGATGCTTTTCACACTGCTTTAAATGGTAATTTGAAGTACGACAGCAAAAATGTGCATATCATAAGATCACGGGCAGAAGTGAAAAAAAGGAACTATGTACTATTGGATTATCTTGAATCGAATGACGATATTACAGGTGATAGTTTCGATTCGGAATGTACATTAAGGATCGAGATACGTGTAGGTCCTTATATGCAACAGGGATATAATGATATATTATTCGATATTTCAAGCTCACTTTTGCAATTGATAATAAAAAAAGAGCTGACAATAAGCGGGTTTAGCTGGGATGTTACCCCGTTTCTTTCTTTCATGCGCAATTATGAGGAGAGAATCGATAATGAAGGAATATACAAAATTAAAGAACTATTAATAAAATTCAATGTATCAGAAGATTAGCATAATAATACCATCTGTTAACGAGGGTGAACAGATGATTAAGACTGTTCAGAGCATACAGGATACTGTTCCGAAAGGCAAGTATGAGATTATCGTAATTAATGATGGATCGGACACATGGGAAAAGATTCCCGGTGTGACAACAATACACCACGAGATAACACAGGGGCGTCCGGTATCTGTTCATGAGGGTGTTGAGAAAGCTAAATATGAAGCTATATTGATTCTTAATGCACGTATGAGGTTTACAGAAGGATGGCTGGACAAATATATTGATCATCTCAATAAGTACCCCGAAGGGCTTGTGTGTGCTACTTGCGTTTATCTGAGCTATGGAGATGAGGAAATAACCGATGATAAGCCTCGTAAGTATGGATCATCACTTGCTATATATGATTCCCATAGTAAATTAAAGTTTTTCAATAACAAATGGAACACTGACTATCCTGAAGATGGGATCGTGGACGTGTGTCTTGGGGCTTCAACAGCGATGACAAAAAAATGGTGGAATAAAATACACGGGCTTAAAGGTTTATATTCATGGGGCAGCGCCGATGCCTTTTTGGCACTCAAAACAAAACTTGCAGGCGGTAAATGCAGGGTTATGAAAGATGTAGAAATCGGGAATATTTTTCGCGGTGATTATTACGAAGGAGAGAAAAAAATAAAAACCAAACAACACTATCCGGCAAGTCCGACACATACGATCTACAATAAGATGTATATGTTATACATCCTGTTTCCGAACGAGGTTGACAGGATTTATGAATATAGCAAAATGACGGGATGGAAACTTGCATTATTAATGTGGGTTAATAATCTCGGCAGGATGAAAGCAGAGAGGAACTATTTAAATTCAATAAAAAAATTAACACTTAAATTTTAAAATAATGGATGGATATGCATTTGCCCTAAGATTAGGGGGTACAGTAGTAACAGGCAGAACAAGCGCGAGTATGGATCTAACATGGGACATGATTGATGCAACAACTGATGATTCGTCACAGAACAAGGAGTATGAAGCCGGTGAAGGAGATGGGACTATATCGGTCGAGGGTAAGCTGGGCGCCAGTGATACCTATTCTTTTTCCGAGCTGAAAACTGCTGGGGATGCACGTACACCAGTGGCGGCATTGTTCGGTAAATTGTCTGATGGAAGCCGGAGGTTTTCTTGTAATGTATTAGTTAGTAATCTTAATCTGTCAGCACCAAAAAATGACAGTGTTGTATGGACTGCTACATTACAAAAAACAGGAGCATTAACCGAGGGAACGTACACGACTACGGCATGATAGATGGGAAAACAATAGTATTCAACGCTGGGTTTATGAGAGAACAAGGTTTTTCGTTTGATATGCTCATGTGGGAAAAACTCACTAAGTATACAAAGGTGAGCCTTGATGAAATAAACCAGCTGGGTGACAAATTGATGGATGTCATCTATTATTGTGCTGCTTACTCGTATGATGTAAAGCATAATAACATCAAGTGGCGCAATGGGCGTGAAGTTATTCCTTATTCTGAGGGAGCGATAAAGAAATTTATTCTAAATCTTAAGTATAGGGAATATCTTGCTCTTGAACAGTCTTTTAAGCAGTCACAGATTGGCGGAGAGACAATAGAGACGATCATTGATAAAGAGTCAAAAAAAAAATAACATTTGATTCCATAGTTGATCATGCACTCGGGGTAATGGGAATAAAAAAAGATAATTTCTATTCAATGACTTGGGGTGAATACGGAAGATTAGCTAAAGGCTATGAACATAGGG